GCTTGCAGCATCATCTCCCATAATAAATTTCTCAAGCCCTCCGGCATCTTTGGATCCAGCGAGATTAACTCCTGGAGTTAGGATATTCGGTCCGGGTATACCATTGGGTGCAACAGTTCTTTCCGTATCTGGAAATACAATTACAATGGGAGTGAACGCTACAGGCACTACTTCTGGTGTGACAATTGCTGTTGGAAGCACTGCATTATCTTTTCCTAGTACCCCAACGGCAATAGATCCGGCGAGACTAATAGTTGGAGCTAGAATCTTTGGTACCGGTATTCCACCGGGTGTGACGGTATCCTCTATCTCTGGAACTACTATCACATTCAGTGGTACAGGAACTACACAGTCTCCACTCATAAACGGTTCAACTGTCGCAGTTGGAAGCACCAGTTTGGCTTTCTCTAGTAGCCCGACTACTGCGGACCCTGCATTACTAACTGGCGGTGTTGTTCTCTCTGGAGCAGGTGTTCCCACCGGTGCTACCATTGTTTCTATACTTGGAAATACTATAAGTTTTAGTGGCGCAGGGACTACTCAGCTACCGGTAATAAATGGAAGCACAGTATCTGTTGCGTCTGGTCTGCAGGATGTAATTTTCGGTGCGACTTCCCCCGATTGTTTTTATGACTACACTAGAGCTTTCGTAGCTCCAAACCCTGGAGCAGTCAGTGGAAATGCAGGGTTTTTATTCAGTACTCAACATACTACCTCAACAGTTCTGTTGAGCTTAGATATGAGCTCTTATGCAAGCACGCTCACATTCAACGCCGATTCTATTGCAGCAGTACCCGGTGGAGATCCTGCCGTTCCTGGAGTTGCTCCCATCTCGCTAGTTGTCAGAAATTCGATAAGTTTTGGGCCTGGAGCCACTATAACTTCAGTACCGATAAATTTCTCCCCGAGCGGAATTTATCCGGATAGTAATTGGATCTGGGGTGACTACTTGACTTCGTGGTACACCATAATTCTTGGTGCGACGGGAACGACTTGCAGTATCACAACTAATGGTGCAACTGTTAGTGTTTCTCTTTTTACTGCTGTTACTTCAATGACACTATCTTTAAATGATGATCTAACTATAACTCGTTCCATCCAAGCACTGGGGAGCCCAACATCTCTTCTTACTGTGAAATCGAATGTTCCAGGTCAAGTAAGGAGGATTAACATTCCATCTGGAGTAAAAGGGCAGGACACTTGGACTAGAATTTTTACTCAAAATAAGCAATTGGCTAATTCTCCTGGGCCTACACAATCTGTAGTAGTCGCGAGGGAGTTTTGGGGAAAGGGACCTCATTATTTTGACTATGTTAATCTTCAAGATATTCATGCTTCAGGTCAGACTATAACCACGTATAACTCGGTGTTGAGCAATTGCTATAATACTGTTAATTTTAACACTACTGGAGAAGCTCCATTTGGGAAGAGTTCTCTGAATTCCTGATTGGATATATACTAAAATTCACCCTGTGAGCAATCCCTTCAATATACAGGATCAAACTGATCCCACATTTGGGAACGACCCCTATTCATGGGTTGGTGATAGTAATACTTGGGAGGATCCAGGGTATATCTATTACGATAGATCTCCCACCAGCACGCTATACACGGCAGGTGAGTACGTGATCCTAGCTAACTCTAAACCGTATCTCATGGTTGAGAAAGCTACTGGAGTGACAGAGAATCTTCAGGATAGCGGAACAGGCACCATTCTCAAGAAGGAGTTCAGGTACTCCTCGGATAGCGTAACATTTTCGGAGTTTCAGGAGTTAACTTCTGCTAACCTTGAAACGCTAGGCTCTTTTAGGTTTATATGGTTTCAATTTAGGTACATACTGCTCAGCGGTGGCCCTGTCACCGTGAATCAAGTCACTCTAGATTACTTACCGTTTCCGGATAATAAGTTCGACGGGTATGTTGCTCCAGCTATTCAGGATGAATCCAGAGTGTACGCTTTTCCTGTGACTTACAAGTCAAATTTTCTCTGGGAACCGTATAAGATGAATAGAGCTATTAGGCTCTACAAGGATCTAAACCTGATGGTAAATAACCTCTTTGGCCATGAGACCACGTACTACAGGGCTCTACCCCAGGGCAGGAGCAAAGATGTTTTTCTGATGGAGTACTCCCTCTACGATCATGATGATGGGCGTTGCGTTAAAGTTGTGGTACCCAATAACCAATTTCCTGATAACAAGCTCAATATGGGACCTTTCGGAGTGGACTTTGAGCTACCCTTTGAGATAGAGATCGATAAGGATTATTTCCAAAAGATCTTCGGGGATGGATCAGGACCCCAGAAAAGAGATGTTCTCTACTTCCCCCGAACTAATAGGATCTACGAGGTCTCAAGCTCTTACCTATTCAGGGACTTTATGAACGAACCGCTATACTTCAAAGTTAACTTGATCAAGTGGTTACCGAAGAGCAATGCTGAAAATTCCGAGACCCTCACCAGCTTGGAAGAGCTAACAGTTAGCGCTGACAAACTATTCAACGATCTCATACATGATGATGAAGTGAAGACAACTAATCCTCAACAGTACACACCTGCGAGGATCGTGGATGATCCCGTAAGATTCTACGTTGCACCCCAGCAGGAAATCGGGGATGAGAATCTCTTGAATTACTACACGGTTGTCGCTGAGTACTACTATAAGATGGAATCCCTTCTCGATGAACAGAAGTTAGTGGTCAACATGGATACTAGCTTGCTGACTAAAGATACCGTTTACTACGCTAGGTTTGCCCCAGATTCCTCACAAGGGGATGTTCAATGGTACTACTCCATGAAAAAACTGACTTACCTAGGTTTAGATGAAAATTCCAAAGCGATTTTTAAGTACTCAGCAGGAAACTCACAGGTTGAGAGCTCTTACGGACCCCAACAGATTTTTTACCCCGGATCAGATTTCGGACTTTACCTCAGCGAGTATAACGGTGAGGAGTATGCAGAGGTGATAGTTTCATGCGATACTGCAGGCTACGCTGGATCCTTCAAACCAAAAAACGTCAAGTACAAGGCTACTAACACATTTACTTCAGCGGAGGACAGATCCTTCTCCGCATGGTTCAAACTAAAGGATAATGCAAGCCCCAAGCTGGGAGTTAGTAGCTTCTCCTTCGATATTTACACCAATGAGATTTCTATCACAACTGGTAGAAATACGACAATGTTTGTGGGAGATCAGGTTCTCATCAATAGGTCAGCTGCATCCGATTTTTACTTATACGGTGAAGTCACTTCGGTATCTTCTCAGAATAATTTTACTGTCAAATTCAACCAAAACATAGTAAATTTCGTTCAATCGAATTTTAGCACATGGACTAGCTACACCGATCTTCAAGTACAGAAGACACCTTCAAGAGTCTTCATAGATTCAATACAGAATGATAAGGGCGTTAGAGTTGAGCTATTTGGAAATCGTCACTTTGTGGTAACTTTGAACACGGAATCTAACTACTTCTCCATACCTTCCAATACGGTGGGTCTCGAGAATCTGAAATGGTATGGCATCTTTGTTAACTTCAGTAACTCCTTCAAGCAGCTGACCCTTAACGTCTGGAGAATCCAATGGGATCCTGCGACTAGCATGCCAGCGACCACGGAGCTTAGGATAGTTTATAACAGGACAATACCGATGACAAGAGGGGATTACTCATCCGGTGTTAACTTTTTCCTCACGCCATCCTCGATGGATCTAACGAATGTTAGGGTCTTCAATAAGGTAGCCGAAACTGATAAGCAGGTCATCATTCTCAACCAGAATATAGTTAAGGATGCACAGCTCGCTATCATAATAGATAATGCGCTCCCTCAGTCCAAGCTACCTTACGTGGGATACACAAGATAAGATTATGAGTAAAGAAAATATAGAAAACTTAAAGCGGAAAGCTAAGGATCTCGAGGAGATCCTTCTAGGAGTGCAGCAGGATGGGATAGAGACTGTGAACGGCGAAGATGTCCTCCCAAAGCTCAAAGCTATTTCACCACTGGATTATGATCTAGTGAAGGGGGAATCGGATAAGAAAGCAGCGGACATCGTGGAATCGGTGATACTGCTCTACCTTCCGCAGGAGTTCATCACCCAGCACGATTATGTCTACCAGAAGATGGAGGTCGATAAGCTCACAGTCTCTAACTTGCTCTTTCAGATGAGAACTGCGGAGCATGCTATTAAGAAGTTGCTAGAGGAAATTGATAACGGTAGCACCCATGCTAGGTCATTCGAAGTCTTAGCATCCCTTCAAAAATCCAAGATGGAGATAGTTAAGCACCTAGCAGCTTTCATGGTCACTATGGAGAATAATTACAAGAATCTCAAATACGATTGGACGAATATTGTGGAAAAGACCGCAGAGCTCGGACCTTCTCAGGAGGTTGAGGATGAAAATAGCACCAAGTTTAGGGGCACAAAGGGTTTGATGAACATGGTTCAAACTTACGTAGAATCAGCAAAGAAGAAGAACGATGACACATTCCAAGACCTTACAGACGAGTAATAAGAACAAGGTATGGACTACCGAACGAGTTGAGGAGTGCATAAGAATGATAGAGGATGGAAGGGATGTTCCTGGAGGAACTCCTTTTCATGAGGGGGATCCTGTTCTCAAATCACCTGACATTGTCTATGACTACACTGAGGAGGAGCTGGCGGAGATTGCCCACTGTGCATCCGATGTGATCTACTTTGCTAACACGTATTGCCAAGCGATGACTGATTACGGTATCCAGAAGATCACTCTTCGTGAGTACCAGGAAGAAGTGCTAGCATCCTTTCAGGCTCATAGGTTTAACGTCTTTTTAGCTAGCCGTCAGATCGGTAAGACGGTAACTTCCGCCATATTCATCACTTGGTACTTATTGTTCAACGTGGATAAAAACGTGATGGTCCTCGCTAACAAGGGAGCAACTGCTGCTGAGATCATAGACAAGATAAAAGCCGTGCTGAAGGGATTACCATTTTTTCTCAAGCCAGGTATAGTCCAGAACAACGTGATGACTATGAAGTTCGATAACGGCTGCAGGCTGATGGGTCAAGCCACTACCAAGTCTGCGGCTATCGGTTTCACCATCCATCTAGCTTACATGGATGAGTTTGCACACATTCAACCCACCTTTCTTGAGCCCTTTTACCGTTCAGTTTATCCTACAATCTCCTCCTCTAAGATCTCCAGGGTGATCATAACTTCCACACCAAATGGAAGGAATAAGTTTTGGGAGATTTACCAGGGAGCGGTGGAAAAAAAGAACGAGTACAATGCATTGAGAGTTGATTGGTGGCAAGTTCCCGGAAGAGACGATGCGTGGAGAAACAGAGAAATAGCTAACCTAGGATCCGAGGAGCTTTTCAACCAGGAGTACGGGAACCAATTCCTAGCAGGTGATACTCTCCTACTAGGAGGAGATGCGCTTCGTGCCATGAAAAGAACCGTCACTGAGTACGAGTGGAAAGAGCTTGAAGCTTTTGAGTACGCTGACCTTGAGTACAAGAATCTCAAGTGGCACCCTGAGTTCAACCCCGATTACATAGACATGGAGAATGACCGCTTTGTGTGTTCCATAGATATAGCGGATGGAGCTGGGAAAGACTTTAGCGTCATCAATATCTTTAAGGTGCTTCCGATGAGCATGGCCGCAGTCCGAACTATGAGGAGGGATAGGTTTAGCGATGAAACTTGCGGTGTGAGATTAGTCCAGGTTGGTATATACAGGTCGAACAAAGCTGGTGCAGATGATTTAGCCAAGATAGCTGAGGTACTCCTTTTCAAATTTTTTAAGCCTTCCATAGTTAAGGTGGTGATAGAGATGAATTTCAAAGGCGATTATTTTGTCGAGAAGTTGACCAATAACCCTGACTTCTACGAGGAAATGTTTCTGCACACACGGCATAATGAGAAGACTAAGAAACTTTCTCTAGGAATTAAGATACATAAACATAACAAGATGTTCTACTGTAGGGAGTTTAGAAAGCTTGTGATGGAAAAAAGGGTTGTGCTAAACGAGATGGTTACTTTTGACGAGATGAATGACTTTGGGATAAACTCCAGGGGGTCCTACTCTTCCCAATCCGGCCATGATGATGTAGCAATGACATGCGTCAACGTTGTCCCACACGTTTTTTCAGAATTTTTCGCGGAAACCGTGGAGGAAATTTATGAGTTCCTTTCTTCCGATTTGAAAGGGGAGATACAGAAGAAAATAAGTGAATCTGATGTGCAAGAGGACAATACTTTTAGCTACCTTAAGGACCTCCTTTGAGAAAAAGGCACAAGTCTTCAGATATATAGAAAAAGATAAGCAGAAATAAAAATTACTCGCTGACATGGCAAAAATTAGATTAGATCTGAGTCAATTCAAAGCTTCAGGTGTTTACACCGTGGAGTTTGATGCATCAGAAACTATAGTTCTTAACACCCAGACAACTAGGTTGGTGGTTGGTTTCTCTAAAAAGGGACCGATCAATGCTCCAGTTTTCTGCCCAGATATCAAGACCGCGAGGAGGATATTTGGTGACATAGATAAGGATCTTGAGAACAAGGGTTCGTTCTTCCACAGAAGTTTGTTCACCTGTTTGGAAACAGGACCGTGTTTCGCGTTGAACTTAGTGAAGTTGAACGATGACACATCAACTGCCAATGCTGATTATGATGTGTACAAGAGCTTTTCTCTGAGTGTGGGTGAAGCTAACGGTATAACTGCATCTGCCCTGTACAGCTCTTATTTCAACAAGGAGAGATTTTACTTCCCTGATACATCATACTTCCTAGCAACAGTTGATGCTAACGCCACGAACACTGGAAAGCTCTTTAACTTTGTCAATCTAGGACAGACACCATTCAGCATCATCATCAGAAAGACTGGAGATCTTACAGGTTTCAATGTTACCGCTAGGGATTGGTTTGGTGCAGGAAATGTTCCTAATTACATTAGGGAATTCGATTTCATCTCCGAGTACTTCGTCAATATCGATGTAGTAGCTGGAGACTGGACAAACTTTGAGACTCTTAGGACTGATCCTACTTTCTCAGCATATTTCAACGCTTCCGGATTGATAAAGAGCAAAATTAACGATTTCTTGTCATCGGATCAGGTTACGAGATTAGGTTCTTTCCAGGGTTCGGTTATCCCAGATCTTGTTGACAACAATGGAGTTAACTACTCTATCGATACTATCGTAAACGCTGCGATCGCTACTACTGGTCTATTCTGCGCTCTTAACAGGAACGCTCTTAGCGATTATGATCCATCAGCAACATCAGATCCAGGAAGAATGGATATGATTGGGCATACACTGATCAACTCTTCTCAGGATTATATCAACTTCTTGTCTTATTACTTCTCTGCGCAAGAGTACTTTGATTACACTCAAGTATCAACTAACTCGACCATTTACACTTACGATTTTGGTCCTGGAGCCACTAGTAACCTACCAGCTGGATTAGGATCAACCGGTGCTTCTTACAGCGCAGCTGCAAATGGCTATGATGAGAATAATCCTGCTAAGGTAGCTTACTACGAGAGCTTCTATGGAAGCGGAAACAACGGAAAGTTCAACAACATCCTTGTTCTTCGCAAGGAAGCTTTCAGCTCAGCGCAGTACAATATCTTAAGCAACTTAACGGTTGGATCTTCGATTGCGCTAGAGAGCGGTGCAGGAGCTACTCAGTACGCTACTATCTCTTCATTGAATGAAGTTTTAGTGGGATCAGATACTAGGTTGAAATTGGGTATCTCACACCCTGACAAATCTACGGAAGGAACAACACCTGGAAAGAATGCACCAGTTCTATCGGTTACTGGAGCAACCATGACTGTAGCTGGAACTACCGCAGGTGCCCAGATAAACCAAGGAGACTGGATATTCGCTGAGAACACCGGAGTTAGATACTATTTTAGAACAGTTGCTATCTCAGACGATGGCACTGATACTTTCATTCAAGTTGACACTACTAACTCAGTCTTCGGTGGAGCAACTAATATAGGAAACATCAACTCTTTCTATACAGTATACTGGGAATCTATATCTGGTGTAGCTGGATCTCTATTCGATGTCATTCCTATTAGCGCACTCGATGGAACTAATACACCATTGATAGCTACTCCAGAACCTGATAGGTTCACTTACACTTCAGCCGCAGGTGAGCAATCTTATTACACAGGTTATGAGTTTTCAAATGCTTATGAAGCATTTAACACTGGAGTTTTAACTAATGGTGACAGAGCTTATGTAGCAGGACCGATTCCTTTGTACATGGCAGCTTCATTCAGCACCGATATAGATTCCGTTAAGACTGTGACTATCAAAGCTTACAGAGATGCGGAATTGACTATCGGTTACACTGGAAGCTGGACATTTGCATCTATAACTGATGACACTGGAGCAACTTTCTCTCCAACCGCTTTAAGAATCTATTCACTGGTTGGTGAGTATTCAACAACTATTGGAGCAACAGGATTTGATACCACAAGGACTTTCTGCTATGTTTCCTCAAGCGAAGAATCTAAGGTGAACGTTGGCCAGTACCTAGTAGCGGATCCTCTCAACTCAGGAAACGTTGCGGATTTCATTTTGACTAGGGTCATTTCAAAGCAGAAAATATCTTCTGGAACTTTCAACGGTTACTATAAGATCAGCACTAACCAGAGGCTAGCAGGAACTGGAGCTTACGCTAACAGCATAGTTAGATATAGAACTATCCAGGATGCAGCACCAGCTTTCCAGCCTACTTACTTGGATGGGTTTGAGTACACTTCTTATCACCTACCGAATGGATCGGATAGCCAACTTGCTAAGATCTACGGTATGCTTGATCCTGCTAACTCTAATTTGTCAGAAGCTCTATCTAGTAGGCACGTCATAGCCTTCAGGTACATAATTGACACTTTCAACGGTGGATTGCAACCTCAATCATACCCAAAGAATATCGTGACCAAGTTAGCTAAGAAAAGGCAACTATGCTTAGCTATCATGAATGCTCCTTCTATTCAGAAGTTTATCGATAGCACGGATCCTCGTTTCACTGAGCTTCCAACTGCTTCAGATCCAAAACCACTTTTGAACACAAGGTACATCTCAGAAGGTGGAAATCTTTCTCTAGGCCCTTCATTTGTATACTCTTTACCAGATGAAGAGAATGGAGCTAAATTTTCAGGATTCTTTGCACCGTTCTTGGTGATTAGAGAGAACAATAAAAATTTCTCTATCCCACCTGCTGCAGATGTTTCTAACAATTTCATAAGGAAGTTCATCAATGGCCAACCTTACGCTATTGTAGCAGGACCTAGAAGAGGTGTACTTTCTAATCCTAAACTTGTAGGTTTGGAGTATGATTTCTCTGACACCGATAGAGGTTACTTGGAGCCATTCGGTTGGAACCCTATCGTCTTCAGAAGAGGTATTGGTTTCATGATCTTTGGTAACCAATCCGCATACCAGAAGACACCATCAGCCTTCAATAACTTGCACGTAAGAGACTTGCTCGTCACCGTTGAAGAAGCAGTTGAGGATATCTTGGCTAACTTCTTGTTCGAGTTCAATGATGCATCGACAAGGCTGCAGATTAAATCTATCGTGGATGCTTACTTGGACAATGTAAGATCTGGTGGTGGAATCTACGATTACAAGACTATCATGGATGAATCCAATAACACACCTGATATCATCGACCAGAATTTCGCTATCATTGATATCGGCATCGAGCCTGCAAGAGGTGCTCAGAAGTTCATCAATAGGGTTACAGTACTTAAGACTGGAGGAATTTCTTCTGGTGGATTTACAGTAGCATAAAGCAAAAGATAAATAAACTAAAAGAAAAACAACATGGCAAAGTTACCACACTATAGGAATTCATCAGCTGCTATGAATAAGTACGAACCAGTTTACTTAAACTTGTTCGAGATCACTATTCAGCCGCCATCAGGATTACCTAACTGGACTACACCATTGCTAATGGAGCAAGTCATCAAGGTAACCGGCCTGGATGTCGATAAGACACCGCCAGCTGGTATCACCCAAACTTACAAAGGGTGGACTCGTTCGTACTCTAACTCTAAGTTGGATCAAACTTACGTGGATATAGCAGTTGATTTCGAGGTTAACTTGGATGATGCTAACTCTATGTACATGTACAAGGGCCTCAAAGCATGGTGTACAAGAGTATTTGATCCACTTACAGGCGCAATGAGCTTAAAGAAAGATTACGCTGGAGGACCTATGGTCATCGAAGCATACAATCGTCAAGGTGATGTATTCAGAAGATACACATTCGATGTAGTTTGGCCTACAACTAACATCAACGCGATTGAGTTCGATTATGGATCTACGGATAAGTACACTGTTACAGGATTCACCTTTAGGGCTGATTACTGGAACGATACTACCGCATAAAACTTTCAGTAAACAAAACGATGAAAAGGGTTCTGGATTCAGAACCCTTTTTTATTGCTGCATATAAAAGTTAAGCGTGATAAAAATAAAAAATTAAGATGGAAGATCTAAATAACATCCAAGATGAAGCCAGGAGATTGATCGAGGAAAAGGAAAATGAGAATGCACAAAATGAAGCTCCCAGGAGCCTTGGAAAAGTTCAAGTTCTTGACCAAGAAGAACCTAAGACTATCGTCGAAGATATAGGTTGGATAAGAATAAAACCGGAAACATTACCATCGCAGGGGATTTTTTACCCAAGAGGTACAGAGATAACTATTCGCGCAGCATCCGCTGGAGAGATTAGACATTGGTCAACTATTGACGATGAGGATCTTTTGAGCCTGGACGATGCACTAAATCGATTGGTGGATAAATGTTGCAAAGTTAGATTTTCTAACATGATGGGGTCCTTCAAGGATCTCAAGGAAATTGATCGTTTCTTCATTGTTTTCGCTATCAGAGAGTACACTTTCAAAAAGGGAGAAAATGCTTTGAATGTAACATTTGGATGCAAAAGCTGTGGAAAGAACGATGTACGTCCTATAGTGAAAGAGATGCTATCTTATTACGCACCTTCACCAGAGCTTCAACCACGTTTCTCTGAGGACGAGAGATGCTTTCACTTAAGATTGAATAACGGTGAAGATATCAAGCTTTATCTTCCAACGTTAGGAGTTATGAGCTTTATCAAACAGTTTATCAGAGAGAAAGCTCAATCGAAACAGGAGTATGATCAAGCATTTTTGAGATGGGCACCATTCTTGTTTGCAGATTGGAGATTACTAAACGAATCATCCTACAATAAGACCCTTCAGGATTCTTACGCATGGTCTCTGGATAAAATTTCGGTTGTAGATTGGTTTGTTGATCAAATGCAGAAAACTGTGAAGGCTGAGTTGAACCATGGCTGCTCATCCTGTGGTGCGGAGGTCACCGCACCGATATCCTTTCGTGGAGGAGTCAAAAGTCTTTTCCTTATTTCAGATATCTCTTCAAAGTTACTATGATCTTAGAGCAGCATTGCTCAAGTACTCGCACCTTCAGCCCTCGGAGATGGATAGATTACCATTCTTCGAGCTGGAGGAGCTACTCGATAGCTTGAAAGAGCTAACAGAGAAGGAAGAGGAGGAAAGGAAGAAGAAAGAGGGTAAGGATAGATCCTCTATGCCTAACTTCAACATAAATTCCGCTATGTCTAGACTCAACGCAGGTTCTTCTATGAATATGCCTAGTATGCCAAACATGAAATTCTGATAGTCTCCTTCAAAAATCAGGAGAATATATAGTAAAAGAAATGTAGTTTGGCAACAGAGAAGCAGTTCGATGCGCTTTTAGGTATCTCCAGGAACATGGAGAAATCTCTGGCAAACATCGAAAAATCCTTTAGTAAGATGGGGGATTCCGGCGGTAAAGCGGCTGGAGTCCTAGGAGGTCTAGCCCAGAGCCTGGGTGCTATAGTTGCCGCTGTTAGCATCAAGAAATTCGATTCTAAGAAAGCTGAGACTGTGCTTGAGTTCTCAAGAGGCTTGGTGAGCATAGTTAATACTGTCGATGCTTCTAAAGCTAAAGATTTTGGCAAGTTCGCGAGCGCTATGTCTGAAGCCTTTGAGACGATCATCTCAGTGATGTCTCCTATGAGGATTCTCAAGCTAAAACTGGGTACCGCTATACTTTTTGGTGGAAAGAAACCTCTGATACAACAGATAGCCACCGGGATGACGAACGCGTTCAAAGACTTGGACGGCAAGAAAGCTAAAGATGGTGCAGCAGCTATCAGGGATATAGGAGAGGGTCTCCTCTCTCTATCGAAAGCTATGGCAAGGTTTGCCCTTATAGCTCTAATAGCACCATTAGTTCTAATTGGCGCAGTTGTAGCTAGGCTCGTGCTAGGGCTTTTTGTTTCGCTGGGAAAGAAAGCTAAAGCGATCGAGGACGGTGGAAACGCTATGAAAGCGATCGGAAAGGGACTTCTTCTCTTCTCAGCTGGTCTAGCATCCGTTGTTCTAGTAGTAGCTGTAGCTAGTCCAGTGAGAATAATGGGGGCCCTAGCCGTCCTAGCGGTGTTTGCTCTGACATTTTACATGATGGGTAAACTTAGCTTTGCTATCAGACGAGGCGCTAGAGCCGTCGCGTACATGGGACTTGCATTATTCGGTTTCGCTGCAGGACTTGCTATGTACATGCTGGTTCTACTCATAGTGAAACCTGTTATGGTTCTAGCTGGTATTGCCACTATTGCTGCATTTGGAGTAGTATTTGCGCTTCTAGGCATAGATAAAATCGCTAGGAATATTGCCCAAGGAGCCCTGCTCCTCATAGGCATGGCTGTAGCGCTGTTTTTATTCTCTGGAGGATTGATGGTATTTGGGTTAGCCTTAAAACTCTTTTCTCTAGAAGAGCTTTTCATGGGAGCGCTTCTGATAGCTGAGATAGGACTAGCCATGTATTTGCTTGGAAAATTCTCCAAACAGATATTCACAGGCGCGTTAGTCATGGCTGACATGGGAATAGCCTTAGGATTATTTAGCGTGGGTCTGTTGCTATTCGGGATCGCGGTGAAGCTTTTTGAATTTAAGGATATTCTGATTGGAGCTGGATTAATCGTAGGTCTCGGAATAAGTTTTGCGATAATAGGATTGATGTCTTCGGAAGTCTTCTTCGGTGCTATAGCGGTAGCGGAGATGGGTGCTGCCCTTGTATCATTTTCAGTGGGGCTGATTCTATTTGGTGTAGCTATTAAGATACTAGGTGCTTTATTCGATGATCTATCGGAGGCAGGCATGATAGCTGGAGCGATACTCATCGGTCTGGGTTTAGCGTTCGCTGTAATAGGACTTATGTCTGCAGCTATCGCTCCCGGTGCAGCAGCAATGATAACCGTAGGGATTGCTCTTATATCCATTTCGATTGGAATAATCCTGTTTGGATTAGCTATCAAAGCTCTTCAAGCCCTATTCGGCGATGGTTTGAAAGAAGCAGGAATCATTGCTGGAGCAATACTCATCGGTTTAGGTTTAGCCTTTGCGGTTCTAGGGTTGTTAGCATTGCCCATAGCTCTAGGAGCGGTAGGTGTCATACTTATGGGAGCCAGCTTGATAGTGTTCTCGATTGGATTGATGATATTTGGAGCAGCAATCGCTATAATGATGAAAGTCTTCGGAAGCGATAAACTTGAAGAGATAGGTCCTAAAACTAGAGATTTTCTTATAGATTTCGGACTTGCATTCTCTGCAGTCGGATTGCTAATCATACCAATTGTCCTTGGAGCTGCAGCTATGATACTCATGGGAGCATCGATGATAATTTTCGGTCTAGGTCTTCTAGCTTTTGGTGGTGCCATGTACTTCTTGGATTCTAAAGGACTGTTTGTTAAGGATGCTGAGGGTAATAACACGATAAAGGGCATGGATATTCTGCCCCAAATCGCTTCCGGTCTTGTCGATGTGGGTATTTACGCATTCAACCCTTTATTCTGGTCAGGAACTGCTGCTGCGATAGGTATGGGAGCTTCCCTGGCTATGATAGGTGCAGGCTTGATGGTTGCAGCTGAATCTCTGGAGAAAACCAAAGACATTAACGGTCTTGTCAACAATTTATTTGGTGACGGAGGACTGATACCCATCATGGCTAAATCGTACGCCGAGATTGGAGAAAAATACGGTGGTGGATTTTTAGCGTCATTCCTTGGCGCAGATCCTGTCTCAATAGGTATCAGGACTACTAGAGGATTTGGAGAAGTTCTCCAAGAGCTTGCAGGTGGAATAGCTGCATTCGCGGACTTTACACAGTTCCCCATTAAAGTTCCTGATCCAAAAGATCCTTCGAAGCTTGTGTATAGGACCGTAAATATCTTTAGTGATATTATACCTCCTCTCACTGCGAACCTACCAGTCCTTTTGACCACATTGGCCAGTGTGTTTGCAAGTATCGGAGAACAGTACGGAGACTCCATATTCAGTGATGGGCCTGTTAAGAAGGGAATCGATGCAGTTTCTGGTCTAGGTTCAGTTTTATCAGAGCTCGCGGGTGGTATAGTAGCTTTTGCAAACTTTGATGAGTTCCCGATACAGGCTCCAGATCCTAATGATCCGACTAAGCTAATCTACAAATCTGTAAATCTTTACGATAGCATTCCTAAGATCAAGGATGCGTTGATTGGAGATGGTGCAATACAAGGGAAAGTCAGCTCCAAGACGGGTATACTCATGTCTCTCGCTGAAGTTTTCGCGGAAATAGGAGATAAGTATGGAGATGGATTCTTCTCAGATGGTCCTGTCAAAAAAGGTGTGGATGCCGTTAAGGGTATTGGTGGCGTAGTCTCTGAATTAGGCCAGGGCATCCTAGCTTTCGCTAACATGCAGAGAGGTCTTCCTAATTTTAACGCAGACGGTAAATTTAATGGTACATACACACCGTTTAGCTTAGACGAAGTTAGGAATAATATAATCAACGTTCTCAACACACTTCCAGACATGTTCGCGAACATAGATGTGAAGAGAATGAATGAAGCTAGGGAAAAAGCGAATGCAGCGGTTCCTCTAGCTGAAGCGATATCTTCCATCGGAAAATCGCTGCAAGAGTTAGTTGTCGAGAAAAAGGGAGGTGAAAAGGAGAGCTTAGTAGCATTAATAGGACCCGGTATCAACCAGATAGTAAAAGATACTGAGAATCTCCAGATAGATCCTGAAAAGGTGAAAAATTTGGATAATTTATCTAATACTCTCCAGAAGTTTAGCGGAATGGGTGAAGGATTGAAATCCTTCTCGGATGGATTGATAAAAGCTGGAGAAGCTATAGTCAATTTCGGTGGAAATCTTTCCAACATACCGACATACAATGATATGCTCAACACGCTAGCTGTTTCGTTAGGCGCAGCAGGTACTGTATTGTACAGTTTCGGATTCGATCTCTTTAAATTCTCAGATCTTGTTGAGCAATCAGACTTTTCTGACGTCAAACTTCAACAGCTCAACGATCTGTACAACGTTCTAAACAACTTGAGCTCATTGAGCCCAGGGCTGATGATGCTTTCAGCTTCTCTCAACGCAACTGGTACAGGTTTCTCAGCTTTCGCTAGGGGTTTCTCCACCTTTGGAGCACAACTTCAGAAGTTCGTTACTTTCGAACAGTCTTTCAGTAGTTTAGTGAAAAATGCTAATGACTATCGTTTCGATAGATTCTCCAAGGACATGGGAGTTCTCAAAGAGAATGTGAACTCCTTCGAAGTTGAAAAGCTAAAGCTCACCGATTCAATGATGAAATCCTTAGCTATACTCTCGAAAGATCCGGAATCGTTATCGAAAGCTATCAAAGAATCTATAGAAGAATCGTTTAGGATACTAGTGGAATCTCTAAAAGAGATCTCAAAAGAGAATACCGCTAGCCAACAAGCTGTTATGCAATCTTACATGACCGCATTGGGTGGACAGAATACTGGAGGAACTACTACACCCACAACAGGAACTCCTCCTCCACCACCACCTGGAAAACCAGAACCGAAAGCACCAGCTATAAGCACCGAAGCGATAACTTCATTGACAACTAATATAAAATCTCTAGTAAATACATTGGAGAGCATTATTGAGCCAGGTGTAGGAATTAAAACTACAGGATAATTATGAAAAGGATTAAAAAATACAAAGAATTCAGCCCTGAGAGAGTATCGGGTGACCCTAGCTTGACCGACAGTTATCCTCCGCCAAAGTATGTAGTGAAGCCAGCTAAAGGGGACAAGGGATTCTTCATGTTTAAGAAAGCTTTCGATCGGATGAAAAAACGAT